GCAGACACCGGAGCGCCTTTCACTATCCGAGTCTTGGCAATCTCAACTTTCTCTCTCTTCAAAACTTCATCTTTCAACAACGCAGTATTAATCCAACATGGAACGTAACCTTGGCGTAGCATTTTCTCATCTCTCTCTATGTCCTCCAACAGGATAGGGTGTGTAATAACCCTAGACCCATCGGCTTGCACATCAGAGAAAAGAAAACGCTTACCACCAGTAGTCACTTTCTCATCTTGTTTATACTTCGTATATGGCCATCCAGCAGAAGTGCGCATGGGAATGCTAGGTAAAAACCCGCACCCATTCACACACTCATAGATAGTCAAATGTCTACAAAATGAAGGTTTAAAAACAGAAATCTGAGACAAATATTCATCCGCACATAGCCTTAACACGGGTTCTGGAATTGGAATCAAAGCCGAAGCTTTTTCTTCCCTTTCCAAAGCATCGCGTAAAACTATGTGCGAAGGCATACCTGGCTTAACTGGGTTCCTACGACCAACAACAGACGGAGCAAAACTACCAACATACCACTCTTCTTTTTGGTAGGGCATAGGCCTCGCGACCTGAGACATCTCGGGGAATAATTCATCAGAACATTTCCCGACATATTTCAAGTCGCAATTATATATGCGCCCACCTTCCTCTTTCTCTTCAAAAGTAAAACACCCCTGCCTCACCAACAAAGAAAACTTCCCAACTGCTTCATCCAGCAATTCACGCCACACACAAATTCCCATGCCCCTCCAAGGTTGCCCCTGGAGATACATAGTAGCCGTGTGCACCGACAAAATCGCTGCTTCCCTGCCTTGAGCGGGTGATCCCACACTACCAAATAGAGGACGGCCACAATCGCCGTTCTCCATCGGGTTATAATACCAACACGAGTTTTGAAGAAAAACCGCTGTGCCAGCATTATCAGTGGGGTAAGAAACGCGCTTCACGTCGTAGGTAGGAGTACCCACGATGGAATCGCTTTCTTCACCAACCAAGACAGCAGAATGAACCTCACGGACCTTAAGCATCTGTTCCAAAGGAAGAAACAGATACCTGAGATCTTGAGAATCAGAAGCAGGCGGGATAAGAAACTCACAATTGTACACACAAAGATCCATGGGCTCCCCAGCCTTGTCCTTAAACTGCACGAAACGAGAGGCACTGAAAGTTGATGTAGCTTCCGGTCTCCCGTGTAAACGGTACGTAATAACAGTGTTATCAGGTATCAATTTACCAGCAGCAAAAAACAAGTGAGCAGGACAGAGAACAAGAGTAGATGTTATCCGAAGAGCATGCATAGTTGTGGTTTTGGCAGTCATTCTGACTAAGTTCTTACGAATCTTAAGAGCTAAGTCATTGACGCCACTACCATTCCTAACAATCTCCGGACAAGCATAACCACTCTCCATCTCTCCAAACCACTGAACTCTATCTTGCCCCCTCAACTGCTCAGGATCAAACTCACTCACACCAGACCGCCTCGACCTCTGGGATCTATCATCTGAACCACGACTCCACTGACTACGTCTCTCAAAACTACGCTCAGAACGCACCGATCTCGGCGTTCTGGGCGTAGAGGGATAATTAGCCGATGAACGTTCGCTAGGTTCAAAATCAGACTCACCAGATTGGAGACCAACCTGAAAAGAAGGACCCTCAACAACAACAGACTCAGACACACTCTCTTTCTTCATCTTTTTCTTCAACCACGCACACGTAAAACCCAACGCAATGCCACCACAAATGAGACCCAAAATGTACTTGAACCGCTTATAATTCTTATGTTCTGTCTGCAGCCTACGCCATTCCTTAAGAACGACATCAGACTTGCGAGCATACAACCATTTCAGATACCCTGCCTCCTCGGCATCGGCATCTGAACCGTCGATTACAGAATCAATCAAATTACAAGCAATACACTTACCATTCATTTTCTCACTCATGATAGCGTCACAATTACAAACAACACACAACACAGCAGTCCCAAGATGATGAGGGCAATACCTACAACCTTCCACTCGCTCAGCAGTACAATCAGGAACCTTACACACCTTATCCTTAGCACAATGCTCACACTCCTTACCTTTCGAATTGCATTTATCGATTTTACAGACCTGACATGGCCCATCCCCTTGAGGGACGACCACGTCACAATCTGCTCGACAATGCTTACTCGAAAGGCAAAGAGTGCAAACACGCACAGGATGCTCAGCTGTCAATTTATAACCACAAGCCTTATTACAACAACGCGCATCAACGTCAAACTTAGATTTACACTTTCCACATGTAAAACAAGTCTGACAAAGAGTCGCTTTGCTGTTCAAAGGCGTGTGGCAAAAATCACAAATCTTACTCTCACAATCCTTATAGTGGTGCGGTAAAGCACAACGCCTACAAGGATTCATCTTCTGTCCCTGAACCGAACACCGCAAAGTTTTCGATTCAGAAGCAGAAGAAGAAGAAGAAGAAGAAGAAGAAGAAGAAGAAGAAGAAGAAGAAGAAGAAGAAGAAGAAGAAGAAGTGGATGAAGAAGAGGTAGAAGAAGAAGAAGATAAATCAATCTGAGGACTAGCCAACATTTTGTTATCAATATTAGCTAGTGTACTCATTTTGAAATTAAACTCCCACTCCTTTTGCCTCATCGTCGCCCGCAAAACATCAATATACTCAAAGAAAGTGTAAGTACGTGCCTCTGGAATAAACCTATACGTCTCAGAACTAGTCCTGCAAAATTGCAGCCTAGTCAAAACATAATGGTCCAACCCATTGGTGCCAACAAGCTTGCCAGGAATGACCCTGCCAAGTTGATCAGCAAACTCCGGTTTAATCCCAACAGACCAATGCAACATCCTATTATGAAACGAAACTGGATTATTAATCCCCGCAACGTTCAAATTAGGAAACACATTGGTAGAAAGAAAAACCGACTTTGAAAGAAAGAGCATCCCCTTTTCATTCAAATTCGCCATGACCATCCGGTGCGGAACACCGGATATCATAGACAGAGTCTCCTGATTTTTACCCTCAGCAGCAGTCCCAGTCGCAGCACCCCAATCGTCTTGTCCATAAGACGGTTGTTGCCTGTAACCTGAAGAATACTTATCAGCACCATTCGCAATATAAATAATATCATTATCATTCGCCCCCTCCTCCCCATGCAGAGCACGCGCTGAGAAAACCATTAAAGTAGACTTCCCCACATGCGATGTACCATAAAGATACACCGCAAGTGGTTCAATCTTCTGTAACACTTCTCCTAGCACATACTTAGCCTCGGGCACATGCGTTTTAGCCGTTGCAATCACGTACTTAACGAAGCCAGCTTGGTTACCTTTTAAAGTAGCTAAGCTGGTTTCGAGAGCACGAATATTTTGCAACAACTCCAACGCAGCACCACGATCTGAAGAAATCCTCTTTTTCACATCATCAACATCACACTCACCATTCACCTCACCCCTGTAACATGCAATAAGTTCCAAAGTCCTACTCAGGATGCCTTGTATCTTCGCTGGATACGAAGACACTTGCCATCCTGAATATTCATAAACAACTCGTTGCACATCCGCAGGCATAGAATCACAAACATATGAAAAGAAATTCACCCCCACTTTAGCAGCACCAGCAACAACGGTAACGCGCCTACAAATGTCGAAAAAATCGACATCCCTAGACGCGCCCACGTTTTTGGCAACTGCAAAAGCAAGAGGCAAAGTCCTTGGCAAAGCTTCAGCTCCTTGTCTCACCACCTCCGTACTTGATTCGGAAGTGAGACAAGAAGGATCCTTAGCCTTGGTTCCAATCAGCATGTGAATCAAATCAATGAATTTACACACCAAACCTTCACCATAACCAAAGAAACGCCTAAACAAGGACTCAATCATTTCAAGGACATTGCAAACAAGAGGAAGACGAGAGAGAATCGAATGAACAATACCACCACCAAAACCCCAGATAATAGCACCAATGACAAAAGAAGTAATCACGACACCAATATCAATCAAATACACACCCATCTGCGTCATAAACCCAACACTTAAGCACCTGCCAGCAAATTCCAAAGCTTTCTCAATGGCATGGAGCATCGAAACTCCAACACCTTTGAGAAAACTTAACAACTTACTAGCAGATTCTTTAATGCCTTGTTTATGAACGGCCCGAAACATTTGTCCCCTCGCGATTTCACTTGCAGAAGCAGTTCTATCACGATGAGTCAAACACCTGAACCGATTTTTCGTAGTTGTATTGGGGCATCCCTCAATACAACACGGAAAATTCACAACTTCTCTCGGC